ACGACAGATTTCAAGCGGGCACGGGGATTAGAGGCAAGCTGATACCACGCCTCACCATTTGAAAATCTGGCAGTACACACATATTCCTGGAATCCATATGCCTTGACAAACTCGGCCAGCTTCCGGTTGATCTTCCGAACTTCCGACGCATACTTCCGATAGGCTACACTCCGACAGCAGTCAAAATAGTAATGGCAGTCATCGTTGGAATAATCCTGATCTTCGGTCAGATCGTGATTGATTTCCACATAGAATTGGACACCAGAATAGTATCCGCTTTGGAGCTTAACTTCATGGAACAGCAGGCCACGATTGAAGTCCAGCAGTTTGTCCTCGATCTCCTGGCGCTCGTCGTAGGCCGCGCACTCATCATAATACTGGTAGTCTTCCAGCTCGTTACACTCGCAGAACCCACATTCCGTATCGTCTGCGCTCAGGATTGCGCCGCATTCCGGGCAGCGCTTGGCGTCCTCATAGTAGTCCTTGGCGAACAAAGGGAAGTCCCTCATGGTACAGAAATTAGCAGCGCTCATTTTGTCATCCTCCTTAAAGTTGGTTGCTTGTGCTTGTACTATAATTACAGATAGCCTCCCAGCTTTGCTAACCGGGAGGCTACTTTTTTATTTGCCGTCATCAAATTCCCCGGCGTCGATCTCGTTGGAGATGGAGAACACTTCATAGGCGGCTTCATTCAGGCGTCCGATAGATGCAGTTGCGTGCGGCTCGCGGTTTTTGATTGCGTCCGCCTCAGCCTCCAGCAAGTCCTGGACAAAAGCCAGAGCCTCGCCCACATCAGCATCCACCACAATGGTGGTGCTATGCTTGGCCTTGATCTCATCGAACTTCTCTTTGCTCATGTACATTAAAACTCGTCCTCCTTCACAAGGATTTCCCCAATGGATACCTCTGCGACATAGTTGAAGTCCAGCTTTTCCAGCAGCCGCTTCATGACCTCGTGGCGACCATTTGCGCTCACGATATATCCACGAACCGAACCGCTGAATTGACGAACGACAACAGAATATCGCGGGCGAAAGTATTCATCTTCAAATTCTGCACGGCTCAACCCCTCTACCACATCTTTCCCGCAGGCCGGACACGCGGTAAAGGAATGCCCCTCGATCTCTTCGTCGTGCAGTTTATCCGCCGAAAAATATGAACCGCAGGCTTCACAGGAAATAATATGTCCGTTGTTACACTCGGACGGGACACAATCGCAACAAACATGGTATTCATTGTCTATGCCCTCATTGACAACAACACCTTCAAAATTTTCTTCATCGAAAGAACATCCGCAGATTTTGCAGGTTTTCATATTCAGCACCTCCACTATATTTACAGACCGTTTTGAAAAAATGCTAACCATAAAAATAAAAAAGGAGAGGATTGCCCCTCTCCCTGATTTAGAAACACTCAAACCCCGTGATGACCAGCAACACATTGAATAGCACACGATGATAGTCGCTGTTATAAGGATTCTCCGCCACAGCTTTGAGATAGTATAGAGCATCGGTCAGCTCGTTTTTCAACTGCCCGTCATCCGGCAGATTTGACAGCTCAACCAGCTTTTCCGCTATGTCACAGCAATCATATTCCCACGGTTTATTGAATTGCCTGAGTTGATTTAGCTTATCCGTCCGTTCCATATATTATGCCTCACTTTCTACCAGGGCTTTCAATTCAGCCGGTGTATAGCTCTTGCTGTATGGTTTATTTCCGCCGCTGAGAACCAGACAGAATTTGCGGAACGTAACTCCGTTGATCTCTTCCAGCTCCTCCTCAAAGATACGATACCGGAAGTCCCCACGCTTAGGTGTCACCTTGTAGTGACTCAGCATAGCGGCCTGCGCCTGCTCCACCGTGGGGAAGTCTCCAACATTGACCGTCTTACCGGTTTTCGTAGACCGGGAAACATTGAAAATTCTCTTGCTCATCTTGGCATCTCCTCAGTAAATCAGAATCTGCTTAGAGAACAGCAACCACAGCCCCAGCGGAGCCAGCAGTACAACCGCCGTGCCGTCTCGATCTTCTACGGTTACGCCGGTGGAGCACATCCACAGCACCAGAGCACAGCAGGCCAGAACTCCCAGCCCCATCAGCCGCTGCTCGATTATCTTCTTGCGGTAATACCGCCGTTCATTTCTTGTCATTTGTGCTTGTCTCATTTTTTTATCGCCTCCTATTATATTTACAGAGTGATTTACTTTGTTGCTAACCAAAAAAAAGAAAAAAGGCGGAGAGAAAAATCCCTCCGCCTCTTTTTAGGCTACCACATCATTCTGAAGCTCGGCCATATGCTTTTTGGCCTCTTCCAGCAGGCGCTTTTCGTCCCATTCAGCGGTGAACTTTGCCAGCTCGTTCCAGTTGCGTTTCTGGTAGATGTTGTCGGTGATCTTTACCACGGCACCCAGGCCACGGCTACACCACATACCCGGCGTGCTGCTCGGAGTCCACAGGGAAAGGGAAAGGCGCGGCATCATGCCAATAGTCTTCTGATAGAAACAACCCAATCTCGGCTCCTCGTGTACCTCAGTCCATCCAATGTCGGCCTTCAGCACTTTGCCGTCCGGCAATTCGATGGAGCGCGTAGCCACCTTGTCATTCCATACGATGAAGCGCTCCAGATCAAGCCGGAACCCGTTGCTCAGTTTTGCGTTCCAGCGATTAACCTGCTCTCTCGTACATTGTGCCATTTTGTCTTCCTCCTTTATTCATTCGGACACTTCAAACGTAACCATATTCTGGTTGCCGTCGCCAGCCTCAAACTCGCCGCTCTTCTCATCCATCAGCGTAATACGGTTTACTGCCGTCAACAGGCTGTTACGAATAACCGCATCATCTTGGATACCATCCTTGCCAGTGGGCATACAGATTAAAAATTTCATAATCTTCTCCTTAATACTTGATCTCAATGCGCTTGTCTCCGGCTTCGATAGCCGTACGCAGCTTGCCAGAGATAACGTCCAGTTGTTCGGCCCGCAGGATATACAGGGAACGTGCGGCCCCAGTTTCTACTGCACTCAGGGATTTCAACTGCTTCATTTCTGCTTCCAGCTCGTCGATCACCCATTTGATTTCAATTTTCGTGAACGCCTGCATTTTGTTCCTCCCTTACAGCAACAGGACTTTGCGTCCGTCAGATGTTATCCCGTACAAGGCACCGCCAACAGCATCAGCGGCCCGCCGTGCCTGCTCCAGGTTTGGTGTCTTTCCCATGTATTCCCCTTTCTCCGTGGGAGACTTTACGGGGCGGTAAACCTCGAAGGAAACGTATTTGTTTTCCATCACTGCACCTCCTGGTATAATTACAGAAGGGGAGAACGATTTGCTAACCGCCCTCCCCAAATTTTTATACTCCTATTCCTCTCTTGAATTTCTCATAGTCGATGACGCAGATGATGGCGCTCATTGCGTCCAGATACTCCGCAGACTTATCAACCGCCTGCACGCCATTCTTCTTATCCTCCAGATACTGGTCACGTGATTTATCAAACCACTGACCGTAGATCATGACCACCATATCCCGGATATTCTGAAGCTCGATGTTGTTGCGCTTATCAATTTCCAGCACTTCGTAGATGGCCTTGGCCTCCTCGCCGGAGACGATACCCCGCACTTTCGGGGCGTATTTCTCCCTCAGCTCCTGAATGGCGTGAAAATCAGTTTTCGTTGTCATGTGTCATTCCTCCATTATTTTGACTTTCTACTTTAATTGCAGAAAGAAAGGCAAATTTGCTAACCATGAAATAAAAAAAGAGGAAGGACTTTTTGCCCTTCCTCTTCGGTTTAGCTATACCTTATTCACACCATGGCTTTTTCCGTCCGGTACTGCTGAACCAGGGATAAACGCCGGACTCTCCGCGCTCATTGGAAAGGAACCGGGCCAGCCGCTTTTTGTCGTCCTCGTTCATCCAGTAGGTATAATTCGGATTGTCCCAGCGTCCGTTATGGCGTTCCTTGCGTTGCATGGATTTGACAGCGGCCACCAACAATTCCTGATTGATGTTCAGCATAGCGCAGATGTCGGCCAAAATGCTGCCGGTCGCTCCTGACTTTTCGAACAGCTCACCCAGACGGTATGCCTTGGAGCCATTTAGGGAAGGAATCCACAGGGTAGAGTCGGGAGCCAGCCCCAGCTCTTTTCTTGCGTCCAGACTGTATTTCATATAGTCCGCTTCAGCGTCCAGATAATCGCAGACGATGGAAACCAACTTTTCGACATCATACATGATGATCTCCTCCTATCAATAGCCAGCGGCACGGCCAAACTTAACGGCCTCTTCACCCTCTGCCAACTCCCGGATATACTCGATCTTCCCGTTGGGGAGTTGCCACTGACGGATATAAAGGCGACCTCTGGCCCGTGCCTCTGTTTTATTCTTCACGGTAAAAACAGCTTCACCCGTGCCGCCGTCATCATCAGTGATACAAACTGCATAGCGTTTCATTCTTTCAACCTCCGTTAATTTACTTTGTTGCTTGGAGCATTGCCCCTTACACTATATTTACAGACGGTTTTTCAATCCTGCTAACCTAACCGGCAAAAAAAATAACGGGCCAGCCACCAGGCCAGCCCGTTTTTATCAGCCGTAAATCACGTCGCCGAAAATCGCATACTGCATAATGCAGTCAGCAGAAATTCCGTCGTACTCGTCGAAGTCGTCCGCGTTATGATCTTCCACGTACTTTTTCCAGCCGTTCAGAAGTTTTTCCATCGTCAGCTCGTGGTCTTTGTCGTCCTCACGGTCGTACACGGTCAGCTTGCCGCCGCTCTCCAGAATCTCGGCCAGCACGTCCTCATAGCAGGGCTTCATATCGGCCTTTTCTCTCTCCGTCAGCCGCTGCCGCGCCGCCTCGTAATCCTTCTCATCGCTGCACAGCTCGCCCCAGTAGTCAAAGCCGCCGGCCTCGCAGGACAGTACACAGTCCACGATGTTCTCTGTCGTGATCTTCAATTCCTTTTCGATCTTGAATGTGTGTTCCATCTTTCATTCCTCCCGACAAATAACGTGCCGAATTTGCAAAAGCTCTTCGACCGTTCCATCTCTTAAAATCTCGCGGTTTTTGGCCTCGATCTCTTTGGCCTCCGCTTCGGTGATTTTCTTATCGCCCAGGTAGTAGCACTTCAATGGCCTTGACCACCTCCCACTATAATTACAGACTGTTCCGATCATTTGCTAACCATTCAGTAAAATTTTCCGAAAAAGAAAAGGCGGGCCAGGTTTTCCCAGCCCGCCGATCTGTTATGCAACTGCGATTTTTCCGCTGTCCTCTTTTTCAATCTTCTCGCTTCCGTAGTAGCCTCTGATCTCGTCCAGCGTCAGAGACTTCTTGCTCCGCTTCTTGTATCCGTCACGGTGGAAATACCACGCGGATTTGTTGTTGCTCCACCGGAAAGACAGGGCTTTCAGCTCTTCCTTGTGCGGCCTGGTGTCGCCAGTGACCCACACCCAGGAACCGCATACCTCGATCTCGATGCCCTCCATGTGAATCAGCTTTTCGATGATGTCCATGAACTCCGTGGCCGTCTCGGTCGTGGCCGTCCGTGCCGTGTAAAACTCGCCCTCTGCGTTTTTGTGGGTATCCTTCAGCCGGGAGAACAGCGCTTCATACTCAGCGTTGATCTCCTGCATATCCGAAGTTTTGCCGCCCCGGTCAGGATGATTTTGAAAAGCCAGCTTCTTGTATTGCTTTTTCAGGTCTTCCAGCGTCTCAGGATTATTAAACCACTTCATGTTTGTCAGCCTCCGTTATTTTCATTTGATTTCCAGGTATCTACTATAATTACAGAATGAAATTCGTATTTGCTAACCAGGCCAAAAAAAAGAAAGAGGCGGGAGATCCCCGCCTCTGCTTCATATCACGTTGAACGGAACACGCGGGCGCTCGATCATTCCGCACCAGCTCAGCGCGTGCGCCTCGTCCGCCGCCTGCGTCTTCGGGATATAATATCCTTCTGAATACTCAAAAATGGCAATCCATCCATCATTCATAGTCACGAAAAGATAATCAATCCCGTTTATGTATTTTCTTTCCTTGTTGCCCGTACCATTCTCGGCAATCCACTTTTCCAATCCTGCTGCATCCAGCATTTTCAACACCTCCTGTTATATTCACAGACAAAAAAAAGGAAATTTGCTAACCACCAAAAAAAACTTTTATACCACCAGCATCTGCTCCGCAAAGTCGTTGATCTGCTGCTCGCTCATCCATTCCGGCGCGGCTCCAATCTCACACAAGCGGCGGTAAATCATCCGCATCAGTTTGATCTGCTCGCGCTCGTTGCCTGCCCAGAGATGGCCCGCAAAGCGCCCACCGTTTCCCAGATAATACAGACAATCCGCTTCCAGCCGCCCCAGCATCTGATACAGGAACTCCGGCGAACTCTGGTTGATTTCCTGAATATCCATTTGCTTTCCTCCGTTCCAATGGTTGAAAATTTATTAACTCTTGATATAATTACAGAAAGAAAACAAGTTTTGCTAACCAATAGGAGAGATTTTTATGAGACTGTTTCGCCGTGTTCCAACCCCTTTTGCAATCACATATTTAGTTAGTAGCCTTCTCCGTGAGTCAGTCCAGAAACGAAAAGCGGACAAATATGCAGCTCAGGCCGTCCACTACTATAAACCGGGTGAGTCTCCATATCCATCCCGTACCGTTGGTACTTTGGAAGAAGAACTTGAAAGATTAGATGATACGCTCAAAAAATACGAAGAACGAAAAAATAGACAATTATAAAAAACGCCCNNNNATTTTTCTTCATTTGCTAACCGTTCCAAAAAAAAGAAAAGCGGGCGCTTGGCCCGCGTTTCTCAATCCTTCGCCGCCGTCATGAAGTCGTACAGCTTCGCCTTCAGCCGGATGATTTCAGCCTCCGCAGCATCGGCGCGGCTTTGGGCACGCTCCAGCGCGGTGTGTTCGTCTGATCTCCAACTGTTCAAAGTCTGCGCCGCCTCTGTTAGCTCCGCAATCCGTGCATTACACCTGTCCAGCTCCGCCCGCAGCACTTCACGTTCCGCCCGCAGTCCGTCCGCCTCAGCCTTGACCGCCTCCAGCTTCTGTTCCGCACTCTGCCAGCGGCCCGCCATACTGAGCGCCCAGTCGTTTTCAATGTTCGACTCCGCGTCTTCCACGCAACCGGCAAAGGCCATGCCGATATAGCTATCAGCCCCAGCATCCGCCAGAATGTTTTTAATCCGTTCCAGCGCTTCGCGCTCCTGCTGTTTGGTCATCATTTTGTTTCGCTCCTTTACGTCGTTTTGTGTCCCTCTGTTATAATTACAGACGCCGCGCCCGATCTGCTAACCGTTCCGAAAAATTTTCTTGCACGGCCCGGAAAACAGAAAAGCGGACGGGAGCCGTAGCCCTCGCCCGCCGTCCTGCTGTTAGATGAAATACATCTCACCGTTGATTTCCAGGGCGATGGCCTCTTGTCCCATCTCCCGCTTCAGCTCCTCGCACAGCTCCACCACACGCCCGACGTGCTCCTGGAGCGCCGCATCCGCAGCGTAGGCGAAAACCACCGTTGTAGCCTCTGCCACCAGGCCAGCCGCCGGAGACATCCAGTAGCCCAGCGCCGGGGTGGAAGTCGCGCCGCCGAAAAGCTCGGAGAGGAGCGCCGCCGTTTTCTTGACCTGTTCCGTATTGTCCGCCGCCTTGTCAATGCCGTTTGTGGCGGGCACGTAAACCGTGATCTTGCTGGAGAGCTTCAAGCAATTTTTCAGAACCGCGTTATTGATAGTCATTTTTGTGTTCCCCTTTACGTTTTTTTATTGGGGGCCGGCGTTCCGTTTTGCCGGCCCCGCTATTATTTGCAGATTGATTTTCTTTGTTGCTAACCGTTCGGAAAAATTTCTTTTTAGGCAACCCGCAGACTTTCCAGCGCCGCCCGCATCTTAACAATGCGTTTGTGTACGGCAACATTAGAGATGCCCACGGCTTTCCCGATCTCGCGCTCTGTCTTGTGCGCGGCCACCATTTCCAGAATCTGCCGCCCGATCTCGTCCAGCCCATCCCGGAACGCGTCCAGGTCTGCCCGGATGATGGCGCTTGTTTCGGTGTTTACCGTAGCATCTCCGCAGCAGGTTTCAAGGAAGCTCGCCGCGTTGCCCTCGCCGTCATTGATTTCCCAGTCATACGCCGCGCCGTGTTTGCTGTCGGCGTAGTATACCGCCGCAATGGAAGCCCGCGCCGCATTGTAGACGACGGACACCAGGCGCATCGGGCGCTTGCCCTGAGCGGCCCGCCGTTCATTTGTTGCGGCCAGCTTGTCAAGGTCGGCCAGCTTATCAAGAACCCGAATACAAGTTTCAGATACAAATTCATCAAAATCATGGACACGGAAGCAACCGAACGCGGGCACTTCAGAGAACTGCAGGTAATGGTCTTCGGTGGAATAGCCGATTTCATTCTTTGCCGCCTTGCGGATGCAAGCGGTCATCATGCGCACTTTGTCAGCGTCGGCCATGTTCGCCCATTCGCCAGCGATGGCGGCGGCGTTGGTCTCAGCGTTTGCGCCTTCAGCTTCAGCCCAGGCGATCTTCAGACATTCGCCCATCAGGACTTCAGACACTTTGCACCCCATGTCAGCCGCCGCCGCTTTGCGGATGGCCCATGCCCGCGTCATGGTCTCGCTCATGTTGTAAGTCTTTTTCATTGTTTCTGTCTCCTTTACGTTGATTTACTTTGTTGCTATCGGGAAGCGGTGGAGCCTGCCACCCGGAGAGGATACCCCGGCCAACGGCCCCAGCGCCCGCCCTCTTTAACTGTCTATATCTTATCATAAAAGATCCCATCCGTCAATCATTTACTTTGTTGCTATATTCAAAAAGTTAGAAAATCAGCCTTTTTTACACCAAAACAGGCATATTTACAGCGTAAAAAGTACAGAATACAGCCCATCATTTTCGTCATTATGCTGCATTTCTTATTGAATATTTGTGCATTTTGCTGATTAGCAAGCCGCTTGGCCTGAGATTGCCGCCCATGCCCAGCACCAGCCCCAGCGCCCGCACAGACTGCCCCAGCACGGCCAGCAGGGGAGACGGCCAGCAGACACGGCACGAGAGCGGCCAGCCCTGCCCCATGCCGTCAACCTGCCCGCCCAGATCAAACAGACAGAGCCAGCCGGAAACCGCGAGGACATCCGAAAAGGGAGGAGAAGAGCACGAAGGGAGAAAGGGCGAAAAGATGAGGACTTGCGCCCGCTTGCCTGCCGTTTTGCCGTCAAAGTCATATATAGACCGAACCCCACCCCCAAACGGCCAGCCCAGCACCGCCCCAGGCCAGCAGGCACCCCAGCCCGCACCGGCTGAAGCTCCCAGTCTCCCGACGTACTCCCGCCCGTTTCTGTCTCTGTCAATTCTGCTTTTGGAGAGTTTGCAGAACCCCGGCCTATTTTCGCCCGTCAGCAGACGAACAACGGCACCCCGCCCGCCTGCCTGGACGCCACCGGCACCGGGGGAGCCTTCACATTTTCGCGCCCGCCCCGTTTCTCACGAAACGGCTCAGTACCTCTACTCTATCACGTACACCCCATATCCCCGTTTTTCACTCGGGAACAATCTCGACGATTCCCCAACAGTAAATGAATTAAACCCATACCTCCAAAATCACATTTTTAGCCTTACAACCTCGGTTTTTTGTCAACCCTCTATAATTCACTCCGTTTACAGTCGTATTCTTCTCCGATAGCAACAAAGAAAACTAATATTCTGATTGACTTTAGACCCCAGATGTGGTAGAATAAATTAAGGTAAGAGACAACAACTGACGGTCTTTTGCGACAAAGAAAATGAGGTGGACTATGGACACGCAACTTACCCTCTTTGATCAGCCTACGGCTCCTCAGATCAATACCGTACCGCCGACCAGCTGTAAAATCATTCAGTTCCCCGGTACCTCTGCTGTCGAGCCTCCTAAGAAGGTCAACTACCACAAAGGAGAAGAGCAGACGGTTTTTCCGATCAAGTCTCGTGAGCAGCTTGACACTATGGCCTCCTGGCTACGGGCCAATGCTGATCCCAAATACCTGCTGGCATTCATCCTGGGTATCAACCTCGGCCTCAGAGCCAACGAGCTTCTGGAACTGAAGTGTTCTGATATTTTCTTCCCTGACGGCAAGATCCGCTACATTGTCGGAGACTACACCGATACCACCGACAAAATCTCAGTCTTTCAGGAGAAGGTAGACAAGCGACGTGGACTCTATCTGAATGAATCATGTGTCCACGCCATTCAGTGGTACTACGGTAACGATGCCGGCCACTACTCTGATGGATATATCTTCGCTTCCCGTGAAGGTGGTCACATTGAAGTGGACACCCTGCGCAAGAAGTTGAAGGATGCGGCTAAGGCTTGCGGGATCAAGCAGAATATCGGTACCCATACCCTGCGGAAGACTTTCGGATACTTCCACTACCAGAGCAACCACGACATTGTGTTCCTCCAGCGTCTTTTCGGTCATTCCAGCGCTCTCATCACCATGCGCTATATCGGAATTGCAGACGAGGAAGAGAAGAAAGCCTACCACGATGTTTCAATCGACCTGTTAGGGGACATTTGATTTTCTCTGGTGTCCACGCTGCCAGCTGGCAGAAGACTCAAGATACTGGGGATGGGTAGATGACTAAATCGAAAGTGTCTACCCCGCACCTACCTTTTGGGTTAGGCCGCTACCAACTCTCCGTATATCCGCGAGCGAAGCGAGCGGCCTAACTGCAAAAACTTCCCCTTTGCAAATTGGCTATTTTGCAACTTTTTAGACTACTTTGAGCGTAGCGATATTACCCCTTCCCCTTCTAAGGGACGATTTTCAAATACCCCGTTTGTTGACGAGCGTTTGAGCATCGAAATTTAGAATTTATCACCTCAAAAGTGATAATTCGATTTTGGGGTTCTGAACTTTTGAACATTTTTGGAGGTTTTACTATGTTCCTGAAGAAGCACTCCCAGCCGGAATGGACGCCGGCTGACCGGCAAAGAGAACGGCTGCTGCTGGACTACTTTGCCGCCGAAACAAATCTGGAAGAGAAGGCTAAGGCAGCGATTGTGCACAAGGGTGTCATTGACCTTTACCCGGACGGCCCCGACAAAGATCGCGCCATCAAGGACTTTGAGGCGGCGCAACACTCTCTGCTCTGTGCGATCGGTACGGTGGATGGGCTGCGAAATGACATGAGGTCTTACATTGCGGTGCACGAGAAGGACTTCGAGGCTACGGCTCGATGGGCAGTCCCGAGTGTCAACATTTCCAGCCATACCATCATCGAAAAGGTCTACCGCGATTTCTTTGCGGCACGGTAATAAGGTACGGTCATGATCGAGATACAAAACACCGGTAGTCTCTTCTATCTTTCTCAAAACGAACATGAGGCTGTGGTCGTCACCACCAACGGCGTGATTCGTAAGAACGGAGACGCCGTACTCGGTAAAGGGCAGGCGCTGGAAGCGAAAAAGCTCGTTCCCGGTTTGGAACATCAGTTAGGTGAGTACCTGCGGCGGTATGGAAACCGCGCATTCTATATGGGTGTCCATAGGGTGGGGGATCGCCTTACATCTCTGGTAACATTTCCTACCAAGCACCACTATCGTGACAATTCTGACCTGGATCTTATTATGAGATCTGCGGTACAGCTAAAAGAGATCGCCGCCAAGTTCCAGCTCTCCAAAATCTACCTTCCGCCTGTTGGCTGTGGGCTGGGCAAGCTGGACTATGAGAAGCAGGTGCGGCTTGTTCTCAATCAGGTATTGGATGACGACCGATTTGTGGTCGTCTTGGGATATAAGGGCCTCTGAGGAGGCACACCCGGACATATGCTCTGTATATATCGATACGAAATGATGGAGGTATAACATGGGAGTAAGTATCAGCGAGTTTAGAGGTGAGTATTATTTTCTGAGTAACTTCTACTCGGCACCAGTTACCT